GTTTCGAATTCGCGAAACTATGCGTCGCTTTGTTTCAACAATACATTACGTGCGTGACAAATTGCCAAGTGGCCTCTTCCATGATCCATCGGAGAGAAATCTCGACTGTGTCGAGTACCACATTGCGCAGTTTTGGCGCGATAATGAATTTCCTAAGCACTATGGGTATTCATTCAAGCGTGGTGTCGCGTTGCTCTGTTTTGTCCCAAGCGAGGGTGAAGTCGATTTCTCTCACCGCCACTCAGTTCACGACCTTAAGGAAGGCTGGACATCCCTTGATGCGAATGAAAATAAGCATTGATGGGGCCCTACTCGTGAACTAGCCATTGAAACTACAGTTGACTATCGTGATGATTTGCCGGAAGCACTCCACCCGGTTAAGGATGAGAAAGGAAAACTACAAGACAATTGGCTCCGCGTCACTCGCGGGAGGGTATTGAAGAAGAAAAAGGCTCCAAGGAGCTTCCAAAAATATAAAGGTCTCGGGCCAGACACAACACAAGTCTTTGCTTTTGATAGCACTTTGAAGAACATTCTGCATGCAATGGTGGAACGTGTCTTCTATGTCAAAGGAAAAGATGTGAATGGTGATGAGATGCTTAAGGCACCCCCAGTCCCCGAGGTTGGTGCTTTTAACAAGTTAAGGTATCTACGTGATGAGCTAGTGCATTCGGTCAAGAACGAATCAGAGGTTAAGGTATTGTCTTTCGATGAATTTGTCGAGAGTTGCGCCCCTCAGAAACGTAAGCTATATGCACAGGCATACGAGGATCTCCTGCGGGAAGGATACAAAGACGAACATTCATGGATCAAGGTTTTCATCAAGTTTGAGAAACTGATCCAGAGTGGCAAGGTCGCCGTTCCAAGAGTCATATCACCGAGGTCACCCATTTACAACCTGTTGGTTGGGGTGTATCTTCGCGCGATAGAGCATGATATTTATCTTGCCATTGACAAAACCTGCGAAAACAATTTAGGGAAGAGCTGCACAGTTATGAAAGGGAAGAACCCTGAGCAGGTTGGAAATTATATCCAGCAAGCGTATGACGAGGTGCTCGCGGCAATTGAAGATGGGAAAGTGTATGTACTCTCATTGGATGCCTCCAGATTCGACCAACACGTGTCGGTTGCTGCTCTCAAGTTTGAGCATGCAATTTACAACGAGATCTTTCAAGATGAGAAGTTGGCGTTTTATTTACGCAAACAACTCAAGACCGTTGGCAAGACAATTGTTGTGGACGACCACTACCAAACAGTGAAGATCACCTATCAGAAGAGAGGTGGCAGATGTTCAGGCGATATGAACACATCACTGGGCAACATTATACTCATGACGCTGATGACACAATACATTTTTGGTCAGCACTACAAAAGCTTTCGCCAGATTAACCAGGGGGATGACAACTTAGTCTTCCTCCCTCATGTCAACATACCTTTTGTTGACGGACAGCCATTCTTTGTGCGTGAATACCTGAGATTCGGATTCACGATCACAGGCTGGGATGATGGTTCTGGGAAGGTGAAAGTAGCTGAGATAATGGAGCACATCGAGTTTTGTCAAGCAAACCCGGTGTGGACGCCAAGTGGCTACACAATGGTTCGGCAGATCACATGCCTAGGCAAAGATCAAGTTGCCCTCCACCCACCAGAG